CCGCGCACTTGAACAACCCGACGACGAAGTTTGACGAAATCGCTTGGCAAGGCTGCCTTGACCATGCGAACAAGAACGCCGCCGAGGCACGGGGCGAAGCCGACCGGCTACGCGCTCAATTGTTCGAGGCCCGCGAACAACGCGACGAAGCCCGAGCGGTCAACACCGAGCATTTGAAAGCCGAGGCCGCAAACCCGGGTGCGTCGTATTGGGCCGGTATGTTCTTGCAAGCCGATCAAGAACGCATCGGATTGCGCAAGGCCGAAATTAAAATGCGGCTTGAGGCGGCCCGCGCTCTGACCGAGGTTGACGCCCTGCGCAAGCAACGCGACGAGCACAAGTGCATGCCGGCATATGCGCCAACCCCGCCGCACGACCATGTCGTCATGTCGCTCGCGGCGTACACCAATATCGTCAAAGAACGCGACGAGGCCCTAGCCAAGTTCGCGGCCTGCGTCGATGTTGTCTCGTTCGTCGATGGCCGTTGGGTACGAACGTCATGAGCGAACGCGACGCCAACAACGCCCTAGCCGCGGCAGCGCTCGCGCATGGCCTGCGAGTTCTCGACCCGCTCGAACAGACGCAGTTCATGCCAATCTATGACCGGCGGCGCCGGCAGGCAGAGGCCCGCGGGTTACAGATTGCCGGCATGGTCGCCGACGAAGTGCAAGCGCAGGTTGACGCCGTGGTTGACGCGCTCGTGGTCAAGACAGGTTGGCCTGACTTTCGCGAGGGCAACCGCAAGTACCGATTGAGCGCCCACGAAATCGCGCAGCAAGACGGATTTCCCGACAATGAAAATTAATTCATTCGGCGACTTGTGCAATTGGCTCGCAATCGTGGCGTTCCCGGTCCTGCTATGGTTGATGTTCTCATGAACCGCGATACCGGCATTGCCTCGCTCAACCGATATTTCGCATGGGGCAGCGAGTTACGACCGTGGCCGGGCGAGCTTGAATACCTCGGATGGGCCGCCTACGGCCGGCAGAATTCGGGCTCTGACACACGTGTCAAATCTGTGACGGACAACACATACAGTTACGCCCGCACACGTCGATAATACTACCCATGGACACACAAACATTTGACCCGACGAAAACGCAGCCCATGCCGACCCGTGAGGCTCTACGCCGGCAGGCCGAGGCCCGCAGCATGGTTCCCTCATTCCCGCCGCGGCACGGCGACATGGGCGTATACGCGGCCCTGCCGATGTTCTTGAAGCGTCAGGCAGATTGAACATGAAACGCCGCCGCGATTGGGAAAATGAGATACGCATCGCGTGGGCTATCGTTGTGGCCGTCGCAATCCTCGCGGGGTTCGTGCTCGCCGCCGGCCTATACCATTGGAGTTTTCACAAATGACCCGCCGTACGACAGGCCCCAAGCGCCGCGCCGAGCACTACGCGGGCGCGACGGCTCGCCTAATCAATTCGATAGGCGCCACGATTGACCGAACCGACTTGGCCCGGGCTTGGATGGCCGGCTATCAATCGGCCGCGCGCAAACGGCGCATAGCTCGCCCGAAGCCCCGCAAATGAGCCGGCGCCGGCAACGCAGTCCCGCGTACCGAGCGCGCCGACAGCGGCGTCAGTTCGGCCGCCATTGTTTTATTGAGGAATCTTTGCCCGAGCCCTACCTTGCAGGCGGCTACCGCGTGACAGAGTACCGGCGCGGGCGTATCGTTTCTTTCGAGCACTGCCCGTCAACTGAGGAACAAAACACATGCACGCCTTTATGCTGATTCTCGCGATACTCGGACAGCCCGAGCGCGCCGTGATGATTTGCGAAACGTACAAACAATGCAGCGACTCGGGCGCGACGGCGCAGGCCGACTACGTCCGCATGTTCGACAAGCGCCCGCGCGATTTCTCGTACCGCGTGGTGCCCGTTACAATCGTTCCTGAGACGACCACGTGAGGCGCTTTGCAACGACGCCGCACCCGAAAGCCGCGCACAATCCCCGCTATTCAATGATGGGCGAGCCGGTAAACGGGTTTCGTGTATGGGATTTGAAAAATTCCCGCAACTCAGCGACTTATGCGAACATGGACGATGCCATGATAACGCGCAATTGGCTCAATGAACGCGCGGCCGGCTATCCAACCTTGGCTAAGTTCGAGGGCGGCGCGAATTGGCCCGTGCCGCCGGTTACAATCGCGACCCGCAGCGGATGAAACGCCCGACACGCAAACAAGCGTACGAATTGGCCCTCGTGATTATGCGAGGCGTCAACGCGGTAACGGTATGGTTTATTTTCGCCGTGCTGTTAGTCGGGGCGCTCGACGGCGATTTTTAACGCATCTGAGCGCGTTTCGGGCCACCACGGCGGGAGTTGAACGCCAACCCGAAACGCGACTCAGCGCGCCGGATTTGAGGGAATACCGCGGAACCGCCGCCAGCTTATCAAGCCGCGGGCGGCAGTGCAACCGGCTCGCCGCCAAGTAGGAATATCGACAGCACACGAGCGCCCTTGACGTTGGCCGCGGCGTTCTTGGCGAAGCGTGCGGCCGACTCAATATTCGGGGCGTCAACGGCCTGTACAACCTCTTGCGCGTACGTGACCGTATAGCGTTTGAAGCCCGGCGCCGGCCCGTCGCTCATGCGCCCTGCGCCTTGAGCCGCGCCTTAGTCAACGCGCTCGTGTGGTCAACACAGGGCTTGCACGCGCACGAGAACGAGTGCGGGTGCTTCGCGGCCTCGGGCAACGGGGCGGTGCCGACAATCGGGCGCATCAACTGAGGCTTGCGAGCCGCGAACGGATTGAGCGAGGCGGCCAATTTCTTAAGCATGTCGCGCGTAGTCCTTGGCGATTTCTTCGGCGAGCAACAAGTAATCCTCGCGCTTGAGCGACAGTGACACGCACTTGCCCGTGTTGCTGCCGTCGCCTTTCTCGCGCACGGTCACGACGACGTTGTCGCCCTCGTACCGAATGTTCACGTAGCCGGGCGTTACGCAGTGTTGGGTAAATGCAATTTGTGTCATGGCTCGCAGTCTATCGCCCGCCCGACACTGCCGTCAACAGCGCGCCCATGTTGGTCATACTCGACTTGCGCAGGGCGATTCCCATGAGCACAGCGTCGGCCAAGTCGGGGCTACTCACGTCGTCGGGGTTCTTGTCAACCTGCAATTTGCCCGTCAACGTTTCCTTGCACGTGGCCTGTGCCAACTGCGACACGAGTAAGTCACGCAACGGCAAGTCGCCCGGGATACAGAACAGCCGCTCATGGTCGTACGGTTGGCCCTTACGCGCGCGCCATGCGTTGTAACAGGCGAGCCGGCCCTCGTACCACGTCTGCGCCTTGCGGTTGGCGAACATGTCCTTGGCCTTGCGTTTCGTGCCCGGCACAATCATCTCGGGGCGTATAACGGCCTCGCTGCCGCGGTACGGGTGCGTTGCAATGCCGCCGCTCGCGAAGTATTCGCCCGGCGTCGGCTTGACGAGCTTGGCTTGCGCCTCGGTACGTGCCTCGTTTATGAGCCGCGCGTCGCTGTGAACAGCCGCGCCGCCCATGCCGTCGGCGTCGTAATCGAACGCCGCAAGCCCTAATTCCTCGGCGATTCGCATAGCGCGCTGCACGCTGTACCCTGTGTCGCTGCCCTTGCCCGACCATTGCGACAAGTGATTGATGCGCCGGCCCTTGAGCCCCGCGAACGCGCACAAGTCGTTGCCGCGGTCAGCTATGTCGAGCGCCGCACGCTGCGAGCCGGTCATTTCGATACCGAGGAACTTGTCGATATCAATACAAGCCTCGGCCCATTCGTGCGGGATAATGCCGCCCTCAAGCGAGGCGCGCCAGTCGCACATAACCTCTTGCGCGAACGTCACGGGGTCCATTTCGCTTTCCATTTTCGCGAGCAATTCGGGCGTGATGCGCGGGTCGTCCTTGGTCGTGAAATCAAAGCGCCGTATTGCCGGGTTGTGAGCGCGAATGTAAAACGAGTTGTTCATGCCGTTGACGCTCGATAGGTCAATTCGGCAATTGGTGTTGCGGCTCAGATTCTTGTCGATGATTTTCGGGTGCTCAAAGTGCGCCGACTCGTCAACTATGAACATCGTCTTACGGCCGCCGCGCCCCGCTTGGTCGCCGGCCTCGCCCGTGATGCTTGAGCCCGTCAGCGGAAAACTGACACGCTTGTCGGCGCTGCATTGGTCGAGATTGAACCCGCCGTTGAACTCGGGCGGCAAGTGCTCAAGGAACGAGCGGATTTTGTAGAACAGCGTATCGGGGTCGCCGCTGCGATCAATCTTGATTTCGACCGCGCTGCCTACGCCGGCCGCGAACCCTTGACGAAAGATGCACAGCGCGCAGAGTAGGGCCATGCTGACCCACGAGGCGCCCACGTCGCGCGACTTGACGACGACGCCGGGCTTGCGATCGTTCAAGCACGCCATGAGCCATACGACCATATCGCGTTGCTTGGGGAACAGTGCGAACGCCATGACGGGGTTGCGGCCCTCGTCCACTAGGCGCGGGTCAATCGTGTAGCCCCAATCGTTGATGAAATCGGCGAGCGTGTGCCCGTCGCGCCCATAGTAACGCTTGACCCATGCAATCTTTTCGACGCTCTTGACGTTCGGCTCGTCGGCCCGCAGCCACGCTAGGCAATCCTCGCGCGCGTGCATGGCCTCGGCTTGCGGCCCGTACACGTCACGCAGTTCAAGCCGGCGGCCTGTGTAGACGTTGCACTCGGCTCGCTCGTCGTCGCTCAGCGCGAACCATTCGACAGAACGCAGCGTACCCGATAACGACAGGATGCGCTCGAACATAACCCGAGCCTTGGGCGCTCGGCGCATGGCCGTATAGGCACGGTCGGCAATCTCGTTGCTCGTGGGTATGCGGCGCGCGGCGTCGGCAACTGACACGACTGTCATATTACGAGCCCGGCGTTACGTCGAACGCCTCGAACAGTTTGAGCGCGTCGCCCGGGTTCGCATCGCGCGCGGCCTGTATCGCCATGTTGGCGTTGATGTTGAGCGACCGCGTTACGTAGGCGCTCTGTAGCTTGTTGAGCATTTCGGCCGCTGCCATTTGGTCGTGAGTCTCGATTTTGATAACGCCCTTTTCGTTCTGCGATGCGCTCTTGAACAGCGCGCGGGCCGCGGGGCTCAATTCGTCATTTGGGGTTATGACAACCCGGCCGAATCCGTCGCCCCGGCAGCGTGCGCAGTCGTGGCGCGGCTTGGTCGTATCGGGGGGCGCGGCTCTGTCCTCGGCGAATGGCGAGGGCGTGAAGTGCGCCGCATAGGCTCGGGCAATCTCAACCTCGGGCCAACATAACTCGCACGGGTCGCGCACGGTGCGGCTTAGCTCCTCGGGGTCGGCCGAGACTATGAGCCGTAGCCACGCCATACGCTCGGCAATCGTGCTAACCGTGTCCTCGTCGGCTCGGGCCCGCAACTCGTTGATGCGCGCTCGTACCTTGGGCGTGCGGTTGAGTTCGCTTATCTGGCGCGACATGCTGCCCGACGTACTAGCCACGAGCCCGGCTTGCCGGAATGCCTCGCCATAGCTGAGCCCCGCGGCACAGGCACGGGCGTAGTTTTCCTGCCGTCGGGTGAGGGCGGGGGCGAGGGGCGGCAGCGCTGGCGGGCCTGCCGTGGTGGGTAGGGCGTCCATACGACACGAGGTTACGCGAAACGCACCGTAAGCCGCAAGCTACGTATTGCCCACGCTAAGACACGGCCCGACGTTGTTACCGCTGTGCCCGCTGTTATAGGGGGGTTTGAATGTACCGCCAAATGTTACATCCTAATGCTAATTACTATCTCTTCACGTACGAATATTAATAATATGTAGACAATAAAGCGTAGACAATAGTATTATTGTACAGTTGTTGAGGTGCCGGTTCCAAATGGGGTCATTTTGCAGTCACGAGTAACATTTGAGGGATTTATGGAAATTATCACGAGAAAACAAGCGTTTACGCAAGGTCACACGCGCTTTTATACGGGGCGTCCGTGCAAAAACGGCCATGATTGCGAGCGCTATACGTCAACCGGCGGCTGCGCTAAGTGTGTAAACAGCGCTTATAAAGGCACTTGGAAAGTTCTGCGCGGCTCAGCTATATCTGAGACAAACCCGCGAGCGCAGGCCATCGTTGTTGAAACTCCTTATGGCGCGACGGCCGAACAGCTAGTCGATTTCGTCAATTGGGTACAGCATCAATGTGTGCCGGCATTCTTTGAGCCGTTGGGCTTGCGCCTCGGGCCGCCTAAATCAACGACTTGAGCAATTCTCGCGGTTGGCCGTCGCTGTGCGTTGCACATTTGGGATAATGAGTTACCCCAACAACTCATAGGAGCGCGCCGCCATGTTCAACAAGCCCTTGCAACGCTGCGCGCCCGATTGCCCCGAACATCTATACAACGATTGGGATACCGAGGGCGATTTCACGCATGAGGGCGACCCCGAGGCCGCTGAGGATTAATTGACGCGCGTGTCAGAGCGTGTATATTGCGCGCATGGCCCTACCCGTCATTGAATACCGCGCCGCTGCAATCAGCGCCGACGAAAAGTACCGTTACGATTGCGAGCGCCGTTGGTCGGGCGCCGGTCCCAAGTCTGATTGCGTCGTGTGGTGCGGTTTGAATCCGTCCAAGGCTGACGGCAAGCGCGACGACCCCACAATACGGCGCATGATTGGCTTTACCGATTCGTGGGGCTTCGGCCGCATGATCGTTATCAACCTGTATGCCTATCCCAACTCATGAGAATGAACTAATGATATGGCGCATCCTTGTTGCCTGCGCCGCTGTGCTCGCGATCGGCTCGCATTGTTGGCTCGGGGCATTCGTTCTCATTGCTCTAATACTCGCATAGGAAACTGACACACATGTCGATTAACGCCAATACATCTGTACTCGAATACGAACGCCTCACGGCCGCCCGCAGTGCGGCGCGGCTCGCGCGCAAAGCTATCAACCGCCGTCGATATCTGCGTCGCTATATGCGAATCGGCGGGTTTACTCGCGTGCTCATGGTGCGCGTGTCGGATATCGTCACGGTGACAATTGGCCCGCTGAGCGCGGTCACTTATCCGATTGACTCGTTGGGGCTCATATGAGTTTCAGTATCATCATTCAATGCCCGTTGCACCCGAACTACATGGGTAAAATCAGTCCGACCGCAGCGTGCAAGGCTTGCCGCATGGTATTCGCTGTCCGCAACAACACGAATAAAGTGTTGAGCGTGCCGCGCGACGAGCGCACCGACGTTGCTGAGATAATCGTCAAAGGGGTCGAGTAGTGTCTAAGCTAAAATGTGTCTTGCTCACGTTCATCGCGGTCGGGCTGTTCTTTGGCGTCGGCGCATTCCTGATTGCCGTTTCGACGATGATTGCAGAGTGAGGAGCATCAACCCTCAAGTCGTGCAAGTGCCTGACGGGCGCGTGGGTTGCCTCGTTATGCGTATGGGCCTCGCGGGCTGCGTCGAGTTCGGTGCGCAACGCATCATCGAAACGTACCGCCTAGATGTTCTCAACTACCATTTGACCCTATCGCCCGTGCGCGACCGCAAAATGAGACGCACGTCACGCTAAATTGACGAACTGACACGCGTGTCAG